ATTACCAGCTTTATCATCAGGCTTACCAGTGAGAATAGTGCCAAGCTTGCGGCCACCACCGCCGAATAAGTAGGCATAAAGCCAACGCTTAGCATCACCACGGCTACTCCCAAGAATACTTGCGTTATAAGTGTGAATGTCCCCATCCGTTACCTCCTTAGTAAACTTATCATCGCCAATGTAGTGGCATAAAGCTCTCATCTGATTACCAGCTGAGTCAGCACCAACTACTTTATATCCATCTTCACAGATAAATAGACTACGCATTTCTTTACCCCATGCAGCATCTACACTAGGTAAGTTAGTAATTACTTCGTGTCTGGCTCTGAATGTAGGCGTACCGATAACCCACATTCTTCCATGTAGCCTATCTCCCTTAACCTCTTTAAGCCAGCCTTCGAGAATAGACCTTCGCGATCTTGTTGTGTAGTATCTGTCGATATCTCGTCCGACATCTCCGAGTAACTCAAGACTTGTTGTTGTGAGTTTTGGACTCGTTTTAATGAATTCATAGCCAACTTTCTTGTAGTTCCAATCATCTGGTTTCCATCCTATAGTATAAAGATATTCTTTAACTTCTTCCATATTGCCTAACGTAACTTGTGTAGTATAGCTACGTTGAAACTCTTGTTTAGGATCCCAGTCATCTACTTCAGGTTCGTATCCAAGATATTCAGTTAGAAGTCTACGAGTAACAGCAGTAAAGTCTCCTTTCTTAGTATACTTAGCAGTCTTAGGTTGTTTGTCTACCATAATAGTCATCTCAGGTAGTTGAGGATGTATGCGAGATTCAATTGATTTAATCTCGGCTGTCATTTCTTCGTGCAGCTTGTTGGCTGCATCGGTATCAAACAACCAGCCTTTGAGTCTTACTTTGGCTTCGAATATTGCAGCATCATGTTCTGCTCTTAAACCTTTAGATATCAATGGCTTAGTTGTTGATTGTTCTTTAAATTCTTTCATTAAGATTTCGTAGACCTTAGTATTGAGTTCAACATCTCTTACACAATATGTAAGCATCTCCTCAGAGAATTCAGACCAGTTATCAAATTCAAACTTGCTATAACCGAGGTGTTCACCCCAACCACCAAGTCCATGTTTGTGTGGTCTCTTGTATTTAAGTACTTGACTCATAATCCAAGTATCGTATATACGTTTATCATAAAGATTAACGCCATATAGCTTAGTTAATATAGCAATATCATAACCAATAATGTTATGACCAATTAATGCTTCTGCATTAGCTAAGAAGCTTAAGCCAAGTTCGATATCATTTGGCTTCCATTTATAAATCTTCTTAGTGTCTACATCTTGTGCTACAATACACCATATTTTTGTTGCATCGATACCATCAGTCTCTATATCGAATACTAGTTTCATTTTCGTCCTTTCCGTTGACACATCTTGGACAACTAAATTCATCTAAAAGGAAGTCTAATGCTCCCTCATAATAGGTTGTGTTACATTTATCACAATGTCTCTCTGCTCTCGATATCCCGAAAAAGCTCTGGGTTACAGACTTGTATCCATTCTCTCGCTTCATTCGATATCCTTTCTCCTTTGCGAAGATATTGGACAGCCAAGTGGTTACAGTTGGGATAGCCACAATACTTATCTCCTATTTTATATTGATTACACTCGCGTCCTTCAGAGTCTTTATTCGTACACTTCGTAATAGACATCACCATTATCCCTTATCTTAGTGTCTTCATAGTCAGCTACAAATCGTCTGTAGAATTCCATATTAGCGCCTGTTAATGCACCCATAACATCATTACAAGTTTGATAATTAAGACCTTTTTCTCGTACAAAATGATGTATCATAACAGCGATAAGATACTGAAGCTCACCTGCTGTAGTAGGTGGTGCATCATCGATTGCACTTTCAATCCACATAAAGTCTGTACGGTTTTCTTTAGTAATATAAGGCATTAGTTTTCCTTTCTAATCAAAGTAATAGGTACAAGCATGAACACAGTCACTTAATAAGTTATATTTTTCTGTGTAAATACTTTCGTAGAAGGGATGAATAAGATCATCTTCATTTGCCCATAAAATAATAATTTTATTTTTCATATGAGCAAACATAAGCTCCATAGAAGTTCCTGTTCCACGACCACTGCTACGGCGAACATCAGCAAGCACTACAGTGCTGTTAGCAATATCTTGCATGTCCATTTTAAAGATACGTCTACACGTTGATTGTATAGGCACACCTCGTTCTGCTAATGTTAAATTCTCATGGAAAGTTACTCGTCTTGTTGGGTCTAAACTAGCAATACCTGCATCATCCAAACCGTTCGACGCCCGAATCCTCCATGTTGTCATGTGTTTCTTTGTGCAGTCCTCCATTGGCCCTGCTAGGTACACGTAATTCTTCAGCACGTTGTTTCCTTTCTTCTTCTAAAACATAAAGCTTTAATTCTTCAATGTACTTAATACACTTAAAATAGTGAGCTTGACCTATTTTACCTCGCATATGCATTTCAGACCAATAGTCTGCGCATTCAGTCAACGTTGTTATCGTTGGCTGTAAACTCTCTCTTAAAGTCTTTAATCGCATCAAATAAAACCTCTTTTAATCCGCTTTCTATAGCAATATCACCGTCTTCGTTAACTATAATATTACCTTTTTGCATTTGTTCAAAGCAAAGACCTGAAAAACTAAGGAATATCAGATGGTATACAGGGTCTTCTAAACCTTGTTGTAAATCAAAACCACCTGACATATCCCATAATGCAATAATACCAACTTCTAGTATACGTTGTGCTGCATCTTCATCATTCATTTTTACTTCGAGTTTTAATTCCTTCTTTTTTCGAGTAAAATCAATGATATCACCCATTAAAAGTCTGCCTGTGCTTCTGCCTCGGCTGCACCATCAATGATATCAAAGTCTGTACTGCTGCTTGGTGTATACTCTTTAAGCTCAGTTACTTGTACTTTAGACAAAATGCTTGCTACACCTTTGCGTCCACCTACATCATAAGGATATTGAAATAACATAACATTACCAATGCTACCATTACCTATTTTATTTCCGTCCATACTTTTCTTAGCACCATCTAATACTTCAGGCGCATCATTAGGTTCACCATCTTTCTTAAGAGCTTTACGCTTAACGTTTGTTTTATAGAACACGCCATCATCATCTTCTTCTGTTTTAACATTAAGATAAAAGTGTTCTTTCCATTTCTTTGCTTCGTCTTTATCACGAGTACGCATTTGTAGTTCCCATTGTAGTGTACCAAAAGGTTCTACAGGCTTGACCAGCTTTGCCCAATGAAGCTCGGCGTTACGAATAATTTCAGTGCGTTTTTCATTAATCATTTTTATATTCCTCTAGTTTAATCTCATTGTTACAAGAGTAACAGTATAGTCTCGAAGACAACTCTTTAAGTGCCTCCGAAACATACTGCACATTTTTACAGTGAATACATTCTATTCTCTGCCTTTCATTTCTTTTATCAGATACATTAGATACCATTGAACTTTCTCTAGCTCCTGTACCTTAGAGTCTTTCTTACCGTATCGCATAAGATACTTGTATATTTGACCCATTAAATGCGCTTCGACACCGTCAAAGCCATCAAGCATATGCACCATCATGTCCATATACTCATATCCAGGCAATATTTCTTTATAATGCTTGGGACTAATTGCGTTATTCTCTTCCATCTTTAGCCTTTCTAAATCTGTGTTTAAAGAATACTACAAGGTTTAGCGTAGTGTTTACTGTAATCATTACGAGTATCCACCACTGCCACCACAGCAGATCTAATCCACTGCATTCAATCATCGATTACATTTACTTCTATTATTTCTGTATCGATAGTCTGATCACCATATGGTTGAGGCTCTTGCTCACCTGTATAGTATATTGCCCTAGCCTCTTGTTCAGTTTCAGCCTCAATATCTACGTAATGATATAGTGTTTCAGACACTAATACTTGATAAATGCTCATCAATTATTTCCTTCCCTATTAGCTTTACGAGTGTTCTGTCTGCATCGCCAAGTTCACGACTTAGTTCATCAGCTTTTTCATGACTTGATCCAATAAGTTCATCAAACATATCATCATCTTCGATACTATCTAAGCAACTAAAAGCGTCTATTATACTCAGAAATGCTGCTTCAACACGTAAGTAATCTCTTATTTCTTTGTTAGGCACTTCATTCTTAAAGAACGTTTCAAAGTCAATATAGTTTCTTTGTACGCTTTTAAGAAAGCTATCTCGAAGTTCTTCATAGTTCATTACTGACTCCAACGTTTAATCATACTCTCGAAATCATCTCGCATAGCAGCACTTGTTAGCTTAATAATACGATTCTTATGTGTTTCGTAGTGCTTACTGTCTTTGGTGTAGTCAATCCAATCATTTGTCATTGGAGTAGGGTTCTTTACAAAGAGAGTTACACGCTCTCTTACAGGTTCGAA